GAAACTATCGCCTAAGGCACAGTTCTTTGGTATTGGTAGAGCTGCCAATAGCGCTGTTAAAACAGCGTTGGAGCATGAAACTACTAAAGAGAGCTTGGCCAACATGAAGAAGGCTACTATAGCTATCACTCAGATGGCTAACGATTTCAAATCTTTGATGGATTCTCAGGCTATTGATAAGATGGCCGGTCTTGCTGACAAGCTTTCAGACAGCAATGTCATTGACAAGCTTGAGAATGCATTGGATGACACTGGTAGGATGGCCAATAAAGCGTCTAAGGTTTTGGATGGTATGGACATGCTTGGCAGTCTTGTTAAGGGCTGTACGACAGTTGTTTTGCCTATTGTTGCCGGCTCTTACTTGTTGAGTCGCAAAGACTTATGGTCCACAGTTGGCGGTTCTGCTGCCATTTTGTTTGGCATCAAGTCTCTTTGCAGTAGCCCTGAGTTGTGGGATTTTATATCACCACACCTTAGAGTTGATGAAGCAGAGATTACGGCACAAATGAGCATTCCGACTACTTCAATTGCTACCATTGCAACTGGCTGTTTAGCTTACATGGCTATTGGGGGCAGGACTTGGCAACAAGTCGCTTCTAGTTCTATGCAGAGCGCGGCACGTTTTCCAGGTGCAGTTCGTGGAGTTGAGGATATTGTCAAGCTCATTGCTGGTTGCTTTGAAAACATGTGTAACTTTGTCAGACACAGGTTTGGTATGGACAGTATCCACATTGACACTACTGGATTTATTCAGCTTAAGGATTGGTGTGAGGCAGTCTTACGTTTTCATGATGACGTTAATTCTGGAGTCATTCCTGTTGACGTTCGTAATGTTAACACATTGCTAGCTTTACAGAGTGAGGGACAGTACTTAGAGAATCATTTTAGGTTTAACAAGAACGTTCACTCAGATATTATAGCTAGTAGAAGACAGTTGGACACGTTGAGGCATCGTTTTGCCTCTGCCGTTAACATGCGTGGAGGAGAACGCCAGGAGCCCGTTGTGATTTTGTTGCAGGGCGAACCTGGTAAGGGCAAAACTACTTTGGCCCCTCTGTTGGCGACCGAGATCTTGTCTCGTGTGTTGCCTCCAGAGAAGCTTAAGGCAATTGATTACAGACCCATGAATGATACATTCGTTCAGGCAGCAAGTGAGTATTACAACGGTTATGCAAACCAGTCCATGTATGTGATTGATGATTTTGGTCAGCACAAAGCGCAAAAAGGTGATCCTGAAAATGATTACCTTAAGTTGATTAGGTGTGCCAATTGCTGGCGTTTACCTTTGAATATGGCTGACTTGGAGAGCAAGGGTACTACTTTTTTCCGCAGTTTGTTTATGTTGTTGACAACCAATGTTAAGAACATAGCTGGCGAGGCTTCAACTTATGTGTATGATCCTCAAGCAGTGGCTAGGCGTTTACACATTCCGTATGTTGTAGATGTCAAACCTCAGTTTATGGATGACAAGGGGCGTGTTTGCCCCCAGAAGGTTGGAGCCTACTTGGCTGCTGACAAGTCTCACAAGCGGACGGATGTTTGGTTATTTAGGAAGATTATCGACAGGAAGTTTGAGACTTGCCAGACAGGAGGCACACCCATTGATTTTGATGAGTTGGTGCGCATTTGTATCGCAAGGTACAAAGAGCACGAACAAGCACATCAGGCGTCTATGGACGTTAGCCATTTGCGCTGCCTTGAGATAGTCAAGGAGCGTGAGAATGGTATTGACTCCCTAGAACCTATAAGAGAAGATCCTGTTGAGGAAGACCGCATAAGGTGCATGGAAATTGTAGCTATGCGTGAAGCCAGTGATCGGGAGATTCAACCACAGGGTTCTAAGAGAGATCATAATCCTATTGTGCTCATCAAGGCTAGTGAGGTGTTGAAAACTGCCGCGAAGATAGTTTCTCATCCTATAGCCCTTAGCGCTGCAGTGATTGGAACTGCTGCCAAATTGTACGATGTGAGACAGTATCCTTTTAAGTTGACTGATTTGAACAGAGTGGTTGGTAGAGATTTGTCTGATAGACCTGACTGTTATCATTTTGAGATTAGTTATGAGAGAGATGATGTAGGTAGATTGGTTCCTACACCAATTAGCTACACCTATAAGGACCCTTCTAGATATATAGAGAGTGGAGATACTCCTGTAGGGAAGTTGTTGTCCAAGATTAAGGTTGGTATATACACACATGCAAAGTTCTTAGACATGTTGGTCATAGAGCATCCTTTTATAGGTTGGCTCGCACGCGCAGCCTCAGCTGGTTTGTTTATAATGGCCGGTGTGCAGTTGATTAAGGGCATGGCCTGGTTGGTAAATCAGGTTCTGCCCAAGTCCAAGGAGGAACCAGTGGAAAAGAAGGTTTTTAGAACCTTATCACATTCCCCAAAGGCTATTCAGCATGCCGCTGCTAAGTTCAGCGAATTGGTTACAGAGGATGATTTGAAGTGGAGTCAACAGCGCATTACACCTGAGTTGCTTGAGAAATTGGCAGCTCGATTGCGCTTGAAAGGATCGTGGCTTGATGACGGCAAGGGATCTATTGAGAAATTGATACCTTCATTGGTTGACAACACAGAGATTAAGCATGTCGGGTATGACAAGACATATCATGAGAAGACTAATTCTTTTGTTGAAGTTATGCCTCAAGCTCAAGGTGGATTCCTTAATTGCAGCACTGATGTTGCTGGAGTCCACCTTATGAGGAAGACGATGACCAACTATTTCGGTTTGACTATTGAGCATTCTGACAATGGTGAGAAGGAAGCTATGGGCTGTGGTATTATGGTTTTTGAGAACTATATGTTACTGCCTAGACACTACATACCCACTTTACGGATTAGGTTTGGTGAAGATTTGAACCCTAATGACAACATCAGGTTCATCAATTACGCCCAGCCCGACGACAATGGTACAGTTATGCCAGTTATTAAGTTTCTGGACAACGCTATCACACCAAAAGGTATGGAAGAGACAGATTGTTGCTTAGTGAGGATTCCGCACATGCACAATTATAAGGACCTTGACAAACATTTTCTAACTGAGGATGAAGTAGCCAAGGACTCTATGATACGCATATGCATCTCCACCATGGCACGCGACGAAACAGAGCGAGAGCGCGCAACCATCACCAATTATGTGACTGTTGCAACTGTCAACGGGCGAGACAAGAAGCCATTGACATACATGACGAGGGCGAATACAGAGCAGAGAGTTGCTATATCTTTGCGTTACAACGTTCCTACCCGGGACGGAGATTGTGGCTCACCAATATTCCACATGGATGGCAAGAGTTACCAAGGTCGTAGAATTGTTGGTATTCACACTGCTGGAAATGGTAGGGATGCTGGTTATGGAGCCGTGATTACCCAAGAGATGATTAGGGCTGCTAAGAAGGAGCTTGGTGCGATTTCATCAGCTGACCCTGATTTTCCTGTGGTTGCGCAAGGAGGTAAGATGCCTGTCACTGGATCTTTTGTACCTTTGTACACAATTTCTGATAGTGGGGGCAGCGGAGACACAACTTATTGCAAGACGGCTTTGCACAATACGTATTATACGTCTGTGGAGGCCCCAGCAAAGCTGAAGTTCTTCACGAAACCCAATGGTGAGATGGTATTCCCCATGGATGAGGCACTGAAGAAGTATGCTACTCCAGCTACATACGTGCCCCAGGACATTGTTGATACAGTAGAGGGCGTCTTGAAGCAGAAGATACTTAAGGCCACTCACGGTCTTGGTAGGAGAGTCAGGACGTTTGAAGAGGCTGTTCGTGGCATTGAAGGAGGCAACCTTGATTGCAAAGGTATTCCTAGGTCCACATCAGCCGGTTGGCCACTTTGCAATGAGTTCAAGAATGGCAAGACAGAGATTTTTGGTTCGCAGGATGACTACGACTTCACCTTACCTGGCGCTATTAAGGTCAGAGGCATGGTGGAGAAGTGTATTGAGCAGATGAAGAGTGGCGAGAGACCCTTCTTTGTGTACAAGGATTTTTTGAAGGACGAAACATTGAAGCTTGAGAAAGTTGAGAATGGTAAGACCAGGCTCATCAGTGCTGCGCCTTTGGTGTATGTTATATTGGTTCGCATGTATTGTCTGGATTTTACTATTGCCATGATGAAGGCTAAGATCACCAGCGGAATCTGTGTGGGGGTCAATTGTTATTCGCGAGATTGGCAGTTGGCCAAGAAAGCTCTAACACAGTTCGGTAAGGGTGATGATGATGCCAAGATCTTGGCTGGTGATTTCTCTGGTTTTGACACCAATCAGAATATGCAGATATTGCGTATGATATGTAACATTGTCAATGATTATTATGATGATGGAGACGAGAACAGGAGGATTCGTGAGATTCTCTGGGAAGACGTTATGGCTTCTAGGCATGTGAATGGTTACGTCATTTATCAATGGCGAAAATCATTGCCTAGTGGTCACCCTATGACCACTACGATCAATTCCTTGTACAACTTGGCGTTGTTAATTGGTTGTTATGTGCTCGCCCATGATCATGATTTGGAGGCAGCGTATCATTTCTATCGCCATGTTTCACCTCTAGTTTATGGAGATGACAATGTGATTGGCGTACATGACAAGAAGATTGAGGTTTATAACCAGAACACACTTGTCAAGCATATGGAGGTATTTGGCATGGTGTACACAAACGAGACCAAGAGTGGCGAGTCTCCTGACTACCGCAGGATTTGGGAAGTTAGTTTCTTGAAGAGGAGGTTTCGAGAGGATGAGTTGGCTCCTTGGACTTTAGCCCCGTTGGAACTCAAGAGTATTCTAGAGAATCCAATGTGGTGTAAAGACAGGAGGACTATGAACCAGGACACTATCACTAATGTTGAGACAGCCCTTATGGAGTTGTCGGCACATGGTGAAGAAGTGTGGAATGAGTGGTATCCAAAGATCCGCAATGCATGTGTGAGTGTCATTGCTTATTATCCACAGCGGGATAACAGGGCTTCTTATTTGAGGAAGTTCCTTGGTTGTCAGCCTGATTATTAATTTAGATTGGGCAGCGCACCCTGGTCACGGACTAAAGGGTGGTGAACACAGGGCGTAGTTTTACCGCGCACATTATCGATAAATTTCTTGTGTCTAAAGAGAAGTGCGTAATGGACGTCTGTGTGTATGGAGTGGGCTATTTAGCCTTACCGCCAGGAAGCTCCGATGGCAGCCCCATCAAATTCCAGGCAAGCACAAGTGCTCCCACAAAGACTGAGTCGTCTGTGGGCTACAGAAATTGACTTGCTGAACAAACACAAACAATTTTAACAAACATTGAAGAGTGCTCCGCACTAGAAGGAATTGGTGCCA